TAAGGGCTTGGCAAAGGAGCCATATAACCACCACCAAAACCACCACCAAAACCTCCTCCAAAACCTCCACCATAAGGATTAGAAGGTCTTCTACCAAAACCACCACCAAATCCTCCATCGTAAGGGCCACGATACCTCATGTCGCTTATCATTGGATTTCTACCAAAGCCACCACCAAAGCCACCACCGCCTTGATTGCCCATTCCCTGCCTATTATAAAAATCTAAAAATCCACTTTGACTGCCGCCTCCGTACATGTTGTTTGGATTGATGCCACTACCATCGTAGCCACCACCACTCATTCTTCTGTACATTTCGGGATTGTTACTTGCCATTAACATTTCTTACCTCCTAATCATCTCTGTCTGCCAATGCAAGCATTCGCAACCTTAATCTCTTGCTTCTTTCTGGAGTTTGTCGGCTCCACCTGCTGTCATGCATCTCTAGTGCAACCTGTCCCCAAGCTTGATCTTCTATTGCTTGGTTCATGTGTTTAAACTTACTAAGGCCAGTTGGCCCCATTTGGAAGCACATGTTTACAAGTACATGCTGGGCTTCTTGAGGAAGCTTTTCCCAGTTGTCATATATTCTTCTGCAACCGTCAATAGCAATCTGCACATCCTCTTGAAACAACTCGTAGCACCTATGCTCTGTGATGCAGTCTTCTTCTGGCGCACCGTCATAAGCATTCTTAATCGGTAGATTAATTTCTGGGTCAGTGTTAAGAATCTTATGCCCTATGCCTATGGTGGCATGGCCTTCTGTACAAAGATAAGGATGAAGCACCTTCCCTTCGTCACTGGCTATTTCTTTGTATAACTGCTTAACATCTACCGTCATGCATACTTACCAATCAAATAACCGATTATAAATACTATTGCTATTTCCATTATTTTTTAAAACTCTGAAACCCAAAGAAAGCCGCTATCAAGCCTGAAACAGAGATAAAATACACTGACGCTATGTCTCCTAGTATAGAGGCCGCTTGATCTAAGTTTAGAAAGGATGTGATCACAATACCAGAGGGGTATAGCAACATACCAAACAAAGCAAACCAACACATGTTTTTTTGTGCTTCAGCTTTTTCATTAGCAATTTCAAGGGCTTGCAATCTCTCCGTTGTTTTTAACTCGTCATCAGTAACAACTCCATCGCCATCACTGTCGTATTTCTCGTACTCACTACCTGGTTCTAGCTCTTTGTTCACTTTTTCTTAGGCTTCTTTTTAGTTTTTATTGCTGCTCTGAGAGAATTAGCTTGAGCCTTGTGTGTTTTAGATGCTTTATCTAAACCTTTGATTACCTTCTTAATTCTGCTTTTTGCTCTTTTCATTACTTCTCTCTACTTACTTTTTGAGTCTTCTCTACAGTTCTCATAGCACCGAGTCCAAGCATACCCAGCAATACAGGCATCATGGCTGACATATCAAGACTAGGAACCTCAACACCCATCTCAGCCAACAACAAACCAAAGTTAGCCATAGGTATGAGTATGTAGTTTGAGAGCAGGGCAACACAGCATGTCCATCCCACAGCAGGCCGCCACCCGGCCACGAACATACTCTTGCTTGCAGCTTCTACTTTGTTAACTTCTAGCTGACCTTTTGCAAGCTCTTGTGCGTGTCGCTCTGACATCGTTGCAATTTCATGGGCAAGGGCGTTTTTCTGGTCTTTATCTTCAATAAACTTATCTAACAGTCCAGTGACAGGCCCAACTAGGGAACTTAGTATTGCGCTCATTTTATCTCCTATTCAAACAATTTAGTATTTTCGCCAACCATTCTAGGCACACAATAAGCCGTTACATTCTGCTGTCTGTAGTACGTTCTGTCGTTTGGTGACCATTTGCCTTGCTCTACAGCGGTAGCAAATACATTGCAACGATATATGTTTTTGAACAACATTCTATTATCTGAGACTGTTTCGCCCTCTACAACAACCACTAGCAGAAACGCCATCAGCATTTATATCTACCACATTTTCTCATGTTGCGTTGACGTTCTTTAGCTTGTTCTAGTCTTTGTTTAGCTGAGTCTAATCTTCTTTCTTGAACAGCTTCATAAATGTACCAACTTGCCCAGCCTACAAAAACGATAGAACAAATAATAAACAGAGCAGCAAAACGATCTTTCATTCTTTGTTGTCGTTCTTTGCGTTTCTTGTGGATGTCTTTTAGGTATTGCTGGTGGTCTTTTTCTGACTGTTTACGAATACGCTCTGCTTCTCTCCAAACATCTGACATCCCCATCATCATCAGATGGTCTTTGATTTTATTCTCTACAGCTTTGATCTCTCTACGTTTGATAGAAAGATCCATCGCCTCTTTAGGAGTGAGAGGCCGTTTAAGTTTCTTCTTTCTTTCCCAATCGTCTAGCCTTTGGGCAGTAGATCCAAACTTACCAAGTAAAGCAGCAGCATCTTGAGCATTGGCTTTACCTTCCTTGAAGGTGGCTATGGTTTGGTTAATCGCAGATATTGCTGAAGTAATCGCTGCGAGTTCAGCGAACATGAGGGGCTACCCCAAGAATTTACTGGCTATGAGAAGTCCCACCAGAAAAGGATATAACGCATAGACACTCATCTCTATACGGTTCATACGCTCTGTGCCACGGTCAAGGCGTTCCTCGATGTTTTTATATCGCACCGCACACTCTCTTTCATGGGCTTCTAAATTGTCCATTAGCTAACTTCTTCCCAAGATGAGCCGTTCCATTTTTTGCCAAGCAAAGATTCATCGTTAGATTCTAACTCTTTGTAATGTGAAGGAGGGCTGTTTAATGGTGTTTGATACTCTGTAATTGCTTCACATACATTGTCGCTGTTTAAATGTGCATATACTTTAGACATATTCTATTACCTCCCAATAAACAGTAAGTCCAGAGTGAGCGTAGGCGGTATTGTATCTCCTCCATCCTCCTTGCCCTAAAGTTATTTGAGTTGTAGACGACAAGTAACCTCCACCACATGTGCCACTAACTCCGTTTCCATCGGATGATGAGCCAGAAAGGTTACCTGCCCCATATCCATTCGTACTGCTAACAGATACAAAACTTTTATCTAAGTCTACAGCGTTTATAGTAGCCGTGGCACTCGTTACTGCTCCAGTGCCACTACTGCTTATTGAAGTTGCTCCACGTTGTATTGATTTTATAACTTGCGTTCCTAAAACAGGCATAATTGTTTCCTATAATGAGTGCCATCCAATGGTTGAATCTACATAGACTAACTGTACCGAAGCTCCTGCCGCTAATGTGCCGTCTTCTCCCAAAGAATCTATGTTCTGGCTGTTTCTATCTACAGTAACTGTTGCTGACCCAGCATTGCTTATTACTACCGTATCTCCTTGTGATCCTGTAGGCAATGTATGAGTTAGTGTACTGCTGCTATTGGAAACATACTGGCCTTTTGCAACCAAAGAAGTGTTAGATGTTATTACATCCCAAGCATTGTAATTTCCTGCACCTGTAGACCAACTGAGGTTTCCTGATCCATCGGTGCTTAGAAACTGTCCGTTTGAGCCAACCGCACCAGGAAACGTAATTGTGTAAGACGTTGTTGTTCCTGCCGCCTGTAGAGCAATGTATTCTCCACCAGTGCTGTCTTGTAGCCTAAGATCTCCTTGTGATGTAATGTCGACCTGAGTAAAACTCGCTGCTGCTCCTGGCGTGTTAATACTAACAAAACCAAGATTGCCGCTTCCGTCTGTTTTCATTACCTGACCAGTGCTTCCATCAGCATCAGGCAATGTGAATGTATAGCTAGAGCTAACGGTGCTTGGTGCTTGAAGTGCTACATATTGTCCACCACTAGCATCTTCTAGCCTTAAATCGCCCTCTGCCTCGATATTTATTTGCCCTGAAACTACTGCATCAGCATTAACAGTCCCATCAAAATACCCATCTTTAAACTCTAAACTAGATGTCCCAAGGTCAACATCGTTGTTACTGACAGGAGCTAAAGCACCGTCTGCTAACGTAATTTGAGATGTGCCGCCTACCGTAAAAGCTATAGTATTTGCCGCAGAAAAGAATATACCTGTATCTGTATCGCCTGTATTAGTAATAGAAGGCGCACCAGCAGTTCCGTCAGCCGCACTGACTATGCCGCTTATAGTGACATTTGCAGTTGTTATAGTTCCACTAGCTGTTACGTTAACTGCTGTTGTTGTTCCTGTAAGATCTAAGTCTACAAGGGCATCTACTACTGCGGCTCCACCTCCAGCACCATCAAGATAAACAACCTTCATTGCGCCATTTGCAATAGTAACAGTGGCTCCACTGCCCTGCTTTATAATAATAGATTGGCTTCCGCTTGTAGCATTTTCTATAAATTGCACCCTTTTCATCGTGTCTGGGCCAATAGTAATTGTGCAAGTAGAATCTAGTGTGCCAGTGTATTTGATATACATGGCTCTTGCTTCATCTGTAGAGCCATCTGCAACGGTTGATGCGTGTGTATCTGCGTTAGTTGTAATTGCTTCAGTGCCATACCCCAACGCTTCGCCAATCAATTCAAGATTAGTATTGGTACTAGAACCCCATGTTCCTGACTCGTCACCAGTAGTGATCTCTTTGAGTCTTAAATTATTTACAAATGTTGCCATGTCTAGTTCCTATGATGGTTTAACAGGCCAATCGTTATCGCCCGATCCGTCCATATCAGGCACTTTTAGGTTAGGCCAATTACTGTGTGTTGTGATGTCTCTCAATGCTTGCCTGTATGTCTTCCAATCGTTGCTCATAGTGACATCACTACAAGCCATCCAATCTGTTTCAACTAATCTTCTATTTCTTTCTTCTCTGTTTCTTGCTGCTGTTTGATTATCAACTTCTGTTTGTGCTGCTGTTTTTTCACTGTCTGTCAGACTTTCTATCTTATGCAGATATACAACATTGTCCTCAATATAAGGATCTACCTTAGAGATTTTCTCTGTCATCCTATCGTAAGAACGATTAACAGCTACAACCATAACAGAGTTTTCTGTCATCCAATCAGAAGATGGACCAGATTTAGGAAAGCTAACATTTTTAAATAGCTCTCTATGCTCTCCCATGCTTTCTACTTTATTATCTTTAATTATAGCTATTTGCATATTATTTACCTGTTTAAGAACTCTTCAGTTGGTGCGGTGAAGTTAGCAGTATATCGAGCTTTCCCTATTGTGATTCTTAGCTCATCCATATATCCCCTAAGATAATAGTCACCATTATAATTTCCTCCAATCGTAAGCATTTGAGTCGTTAAATTACTGGTGTTTGATTCTGTGCCTCCTGCTGTACCATCAATATAACTTGTAATTGTAGATCCATTTCTAACAAGAGCTATATGATGCCAAGTATTAGTGCTAAGAGTGCCTATGGTAATTTCACCTGAACCAGCATAAAATTTAAAACCGCTACTAATATAAATTACTGGTGCTACATTTGAGACTGAATTGTGGCGAAAATCTATAAAAACTTGAGTAGAAGTTACATCTGTTAATCTTAATTGAAACTCGATTGTAAAGTCTCCTCCACCCACTGGAATTAAATCTGGCTCTAAAGATTGATTTAATCTTAGATAAGCCCCTGTACCTGTCCATTGTGCGCTTGCAGTACCAAACTTTTTTTGCCCTGTTTTTGACCTAACAAGTCCTGATCCAGACAAAAACCTTGCATTTGTTTTACCTGTGCTATCAAAAAATACAGAATTTGTAAAATTCAATAATAACTTAGTGTTTGTTACTGAAGTTAAAGGAGCGGTTGGTACAGTTAGGGTTGACGCATTTGAATATACATTACTGCCTTTTACAACTCTTAAATCACTTACGTGCGCCCCCATATAATAATTGCCATAAGCATCATTAACACCAACGGTAACCCCTGTAACATCTGGAAATGATCCACTATCAGCAACGTTGCAAACTCTAGTGCCATTTAAATAAAAGTTAAAATTACCGCTAGTATTTTGATAAACAATATGACTCCAAGCATATTTTTGCGGCACATGATCTGTTGAACCTGAATAGATAGAACCAACACCCGTCCCACCATAAATGACTAAACCTGCAGAAAGGTGAGTAGTCCAACCTATATAAAAATTATTACCTTTTCCATTTAGCATTAAAGCATATGGATAGCTACCGCCTATTAAATCTTTAGTCGGGTATACCCATGCCTCAACAGTAAAATCGCCTGTACCAAAATCAAAGTCTGACGCATCTGTTACGTCTAATTTGCTAGTGGCAAGTTGGAAAAAATTAGCAGATCCCCCTTTCACTGATGCACTATAAGCTTGTGAAGGATTAAAAGGCGAAAAGGGTTTTATAGATGCACCATTAACTGCTGTTATAGCATGGGCAGAAGTGCTTTTGTCTCTGAATCTATTACTGCAACCAATTAATAATTTAGTGTTAGTTACTGCTGTCAATGGAGAGGTAGAAGGGGTAAATGCGCTTGTGTAAACTGCTGTACCTTTTACTACTCTTAGGTTTGAAATAAACCCATCCCAATCGTAAGTAGTACCTCCTCCCTGATAATGACCTATGTACAAGGTAGCATTAGGCTTTAAAAGATCGGTGGTATCGCTAGACCAAGTAGCAACCTGTGCGCCATTCATAAATAAATAACCAGTGCCAGATGACCTTGTTAGTGCAACATGAACCCATGAATTTAAAGGAACATCATCAGTACTTGAACCTTTTGCAGAATTATTTTGATAAGTTGATAGTTTGTCGCTTTCATTTACATAAAATAAAACTCTGGCACTTGTATCTGAATTATCTCTTCCTTCATATATGAACTGTGCGCCTGTAGTTTTTTTATAAAACCAACATTCAATCGTGTAATCACCTGTACCAAAAGCAAAATCATCAGATGTTGGAACACTTAAATAATCTCCACTACCATCAAATTGAACTCCCCACTTACCTTCTTCTGCCGAAAAAGGACTAAAACTCCCTTGAGTGGGAGGCGTAGATCCTGGTGTTACCGTATGACTTTCAGAAGAACTATCAAGGAAAGTGGAGTTGTTTCCATTATCTGTAGTAGTGTCGAAATGATACAGCGCAGTAACTAAATTAAAATCTGGATCTGTTTCTTCTGTCGCACCAGATGCAGAGATAAGTTTTTGAGCGATCAAACTCATTAGCTTAGATCCTGCCCTGCGGTAAACCCATAATAAATCGTGCCACCGTCCACAGTTAGAAATACAAATACGTCTACCTCGCCCGACCCGGTGCTAAGTGTAGGAGCTGTACCTGCCGCCCAATCAACTGATCCCGGCCATGTAATGGTTCTTGCTGACGAGTCCTGAGTAACCTTCAATGTGAATCCAGAGGCATAGCCAGATGCAGCAGGGTTGCTGAATGTATAGGTCACGTTTTCACTGAGCGTGTGAGTAAACACTGTGCCATCTCTAAGGTTTAACGTGGCCGCATT